AGTCCACCAAGAACGGCTATTACCATCGCTCCCATAATTATGTATCACACCACCGCCATCAAAAGAACCTGAGCCTACTACAGCCCTGCCAGTAACGTCTATGCCTGTGGAGGTGGTGGCTAGTTTGACGGAGTTGTCGTAGTAAGCTGTTACTGCTCCATTAGCATCACCATGCAGTATTTGCTCTGAGTTAGCGGTGTTAAGCACGCGAAAACTATCTGTCCTTAAAACCAAAGAGCCTGTGGTGTTTGTAAGGTAGGTAGTGCCTCCTGCGTGAAAGATAGATAAGTCATCAGAATCTCCAAACGTAGCTACGTCACCATCACCCAATGCAATGCCACCGTTGGCTGTGATTTCGCCTGTGACTGTTAAGCCTGCAAACGTAGGACTGTCAGTAGTAGCAACACCCTGATTCAAAGCCTTTACGGAGGCAATGGAAGTCAACTCGCTATCCATCAATCCCCCTGCGGCCTCTACGTTAATTGCGTCAGTGACATCTGCGGAGGCTTCAATGCCGTCTAGCTTAGACTCGTCAGCATCTGTAAACGCATTCGTGTCTGCATTGCTTTCGTAAGCGGTTTTAATCTCAGCAGCAGTCTGGTCTGCGGTAGCCCCAGACTCGATGCCATCTAACTTACTTCCGTCAGTAGCGACATCACGCCCATCAAAAGTAGAGTTGGTAGTTATAGCGCCTGTCATGGCTCCACCAGATAACGGTAATGCTATGCCAGTGACGCTAGTGCTAAATGTCGCAGATGCAGATTGATTAGAACTGTTACCAAGAAAGAACTTGCCATCATCAAGATTCGGGGTTGCGTTAGTACGTCCTGCACCCATCACTTTTATAGAACCTGACGAAGCGTGAGAGCGCGTTACTTTAGCAATCTTTTGAAGCTGAGATGCTTCCCCAGTTGGAGCAGTAGTTGATAACGTCCCTGTGTCTGATATATAAAGTTCGTCACCTTCACCAAAAGCAGACGTATCTAAACTAGACAATGTTCCGAAAGTTACGACAGAGCAGTTAGCATTAATGGAAACTGTTGCATCTACAATACCAAAGCATGGCATCTTGTTCGCATCATTCGCATCAGCTTTACTAACGACTGTTTGATTGCCGCTAATACCTGAAATATATACTGGGTCGCCTTTAGTTAATGCTTCCCCTGCTTTAGCTTGAAAAAGAATCGCGCCAGTAATGTCACCAGAAAACCCAGTAGATGCAACGTCACCTGTAAAGGTTGCGCCAGATAGCTCGGCCTTATCGGTATTGAGATTGGTGAAGTTCGCATCAACTTCGTTATTAGTAAGGGGCGAGCCTTTGCCTGCCCTTGTAGTAATAGTAGACATAGGTAGCCCCTTCTAATTAAGATGCAGTAAGTGTAATAGTCCAAGTCACTGACATAGTATCGTCAGCTTGCTTGTTCACCACCGGGAAAATAACGTGGCAAAGCATAGTGCCAGAAGTAGCAGCATTGAAGATGCCTGCCTCTGTAACCGCACCAGTGCCTTCTCCTGCCTCGAAAGATGAAACATAAGCAATGGTATTGCTAGAAGCTGTAGTGCTGTCTAACGCTTCCCTAGAGCCTAGAATCGACTCCAGATCAGTATCACCAGCCGCAGCAGCAGTAGTACCGCTACCCAGTGCCATGTGAGACATCACGCCAGCAGAAGCATCAGCCATGCGAGAGCAAATGTAGGTCAGACCTGCACTTACTACCAAGTTGTTAATTTCACGGCTTTCTTTAACCTTGCCGTCCTTATCTTTCAGAACTATCGCAACATCACCGCGTAGTTTTAAGTCATCATTAATCATAAATCACCTGTTAAAAGGATTGAGTGTAGCCGACATAATCTTCGGCAAAGTAATCGAAAGAGCAATAGCCCTGACCGCGCATCGAACCAGAATCGGATGCTCCCATTGTATCACTTATACCCCTAGTACTGGAATAAGCGAATAGATCAACGAGAGTTGTCAAGTCGGATCGAACTTTTACAAAGGTCATTTCTTGGTCATCATCTGCGGTGGCTTCACCGTCCAGATCATCTGTGACACCAGTGACCTCATCTATAAACTTGTGGAAGTCCATTACCTGGTCTTCAGCAACCAGGGAAGAGTCAGAGAGTATTTTGCTGGGCGAGAATACAGCTAAATCTGTCATAACCGTGGCATCAGCTAGACTCTTGCCGAAAGTCACCGATTCATCGTCAGTAAATGCACTAGCATCTGCAAATATCTTGCCAGGCTCAAGGCTAATAGACTCAGCAGCAGTAAACGCATCCGTATGCGATCTGTTAAATGCTGTCTGTATGTCGATGCTCTCAGCTACACTTGGCGACTCAGTCAATAGCTTGCCAATACCCAGGGTATCTATCTGATCAGCTAGTGACCCGGCATCACTGTGCGACTTGCCTATGCCTAAGGCAGCAGAGTCAGCAGTAGAAGATGAGTCAGACTCAATCTTCCCGGTACCCATAGCAGTCAGGTCAGTTACAGCCTGGGAATCGGCAATAGACTTACCTACGGACTTAGCTTGTACATCAGACAGCCCCAAAGCGTCAGCAAAAAACCTGAATATAAGGAAGTCACCAAAGTTAATGGTGGCAACGGCCTTCTTAAAGCCTATATCGGCTACGGCTTTCTTAAACGCTATGGCAGCTTTTATCATGCAAAGTCTTCCCGGATGTAAAACTCTAGTATCTCAAATACTGTTTCTACCTTGCCGCTGTCATAAGTAATCTCAATCTCGCCCTGGTAATAACCTTCCTTAATGTTTAGCTGGGTGCCTGAGAATGAGAATACTGCAATGCCGTCCTCAAAGTTATCTCCGACATCAGCAGCAGCCAGGGTGAATAGAGTCGCAGTAGTATCCTTCGCCCTAAACTTTAAGGCGCAAGAACCACCAGAAAAGTCTATAACACTGCCATCATCCGCTCTTTTTATAACGGCTTGTATTTGCGGGGCCTGGTCGCCCTGCACTAGTTGATAAGTCATCTTATTACTCCGGCTCAGTTGGCCATATTATATCATCTAAAGAGGTTGCTTCAGAGTGTGTTTCTGGTATGTCGCGAAGGGCTTGCCTATACGTTGTCCACTCAGCCTTCTTTGCATCTGTAAGCTGGGCATCGGGCATTTGCGTCCAATCACAAGAAAAGAGCTTAATATCTCGGCTGCCTCTTACATCTCCCCAAAACAATACACCACTAAACACCCAAGCTGAATCTATCCACTCATGGTATACGGAAGGCTGCGCGTCTCTAGTCTGCCAGCCATCGCTCCAATACCAAGTGCTTATGACATCTTGATCATTAGACTCATGGCTAATATGCCTAGCTACGCAGCCATTGTATGACTGTCCATCAACATACATATCATCAACAGCAGGGCTTATAGTATATGCGACCTCACCGTCTGACTTAACCATCGCTACTTTTATCATGTCAGTATTCCAATTAGATTTGTCTTGAAGCCCCCGCCAAATGAACCGCTTAGACTTGGCGCTGCATTAGTGACTGGTGTTATTTTCCCAGCTATTGTCTTTGCAGTGAAGTTAAACTCCTGAAAGAACGAGTATATTATTGAGAAGTTAGGATAACCCTGCGGGCTTCTGCCAACATAGTTTTTACCGCTCATCAACGTATAAATTCCGCTCATCGACCCAACAGTAAAAGATGTTGGAGTAGTTGACGTTGACGATAGGTCATCAAACGATACAGCAGAAACCCTAAGATTAGAGTTATTAGAGCTGTAAGCCTGCTCACCATTAGCCTTGTAAACATTTAAGCCGTGATCTGGAGAGGTATTAGTCGGCATGTCTCTTGATCGAACACCGATAAAGTAATCAATGCTAAAGCTAGAACTGGCCTGCCAAGGGGCAAAGAAAGCAAACCCATCCGAATATACTGCTAATGTTATCTGTCTAGTAAATGTTTGTGCAGTAGGCTTGGCAAATATCAGGTAATCAGTTGGCGTATTAGCAGGGAATGAAACCTTGTTAAGAGTTTGCGTACCAGCGGAATTAACATAGCTTCTAGTTACAGAGCCACTAGCATATGACGATATGTTGTCATAAGTTGCGTCAATCTGTGTAAAGCCTGATTGATTTTTAACCAGTATACCGTAGCTCATATCCTAAACACCTGCACGTTATAAGTGCCAGCGTTATTGCTGTCAGTATTAGTTACGGTAAACTGATTTGTTCCGATACTAAGGTCTAAAAAAAGATTGCTTCCCTGAGTCTCATTAAGGCCCCAAGTGCCATCATTAGTCAGCCCAGAGACAGATACATTAGTCGATGCACTTGCTGCGACTGATCCAGTATAAAACGCCACATAGCGAAACTCTCTATCAGTCGTATCTAGCCTGATATTAGAGCTTGCGTCATATACCTTTAAACCATAAGCCATTAGGACAGATCACCAAGCTGCACTCGCAGCGTTGATCCTTCGTAAATCTTTATAACGTCCGACTCTATCTCCATCCTAGAACCACTTGCAGCAGACTTGATGCTTATCCCTGCGCTTGCAGTTCCTGCTATGTTTACCTGACTAACATCAATAGTACCTGTCTTTAATAGACCTCCATTGATAGTAGTGATCTCAGTGCTAGAAGCATCAGCAAGCTCACTGTTTAGGTTTGTAAATGTGACCAATCCATCAAACTGAAAGCTGGCAAATGGAGTGTTAAAAGTAAGAGTCTGTGTGCCGCCCAGCGTAGCTTCTGTAACATAATAACTGGTCGCCCAATATTTAGCGTCACCCCCAGTATTAGTTGGCGGGGTTCTCGACCAGTTAGCAGTCAGGCCACCAAAAGCCCCAGTTCCAAAGTTGTACGATGTTGCAGATGGGCTTGATGGGGCATTCGCAGATGACAACAAGTAGTAAACATAACCAGCAGCATTTCTAGGGCCATCAGCTCCGTTTGTGCCATTTGTTCCGTCAGTGCCGTCAGTTCCGTCATTTCCGTCAGCTCCGTTCTCCACGAATAAAACAGGCGCAGTCCAAGATAAGCTAGAGTCAGTACCTGTTGGCCCGCTAATTTGCGCTTTAGTTATTGATATATAAACAGGATCGGTTCCGCTAGGTATTTCCTCAGACCAGCCAGATGGCGAAGTAATCGTATTAGTAGTGAAGTTATAAGAGCCGCCAGAAGGTGCGCTAGGAGTGCTAGACGCTCTTTTGTGAACAGCAAACGTAAACGTACTTAGACCATTAGACCCGTCACTTCCGTCAGTTCCATTTTCCGCAATAACCACGGGTGTTGACCACGTTCCCGCTGTAACCGTACCCGTATCACCAGATATAGAGAATTGAAATGTCGCTTCGTAAATCGGATCAGTTCCCGAAGGTATACTGATATACCACCCGCTAGGGGGTGTTAGTACGTTAGTTCCAAAGTTAAACGTGCCGCCTGTGGGAGTAGATGGTGTGGTAGTAGCCCTCCTAAAGATCGGAGCCGTAAAGGTAGACTTGCCGTCAGTGCCAGCAATAGCAGCAGGATTAGTAGTAGCTGAAACCTCAGCGGTAAAGGCAGACTTGTTGCCGCTGTAATCAACAGACTTAAACTTGTAGTAGAAAGTGGTTGCATCAGCTAGTCCACCATTCAAGAACTCAGCATTAGCACTAAAGCCACCCCCTACAGTGGCGACCTCAGAGAACGATCCGCCAGAAGATGTGGCCCTGTAGACCTCTACATTAGAGAAGTCCTTATCCGATGGGTTAGTCCACTCAAGACTGATTGATTTATAACCAGCGGTTGCTGATATAGATGTCGGCAAAGCGGGAGCAGTAGTATCTCCGACAGAGCCTTGGTTAGCATATACAAACCCACTTTTAACGCCCAATGAGTTAATTGATCTAACTCGCGTATAGTAGGTAGCCCCTGCCTCAACTGGAGAGATTCTATAGAGCGTATCGTCAGTTACGACGGACTGGAATGTGCTGTTATCTGTAGACCACTGTACGTCATACTGGCTGACAAACGAGTCAGTACTTGCTGTCCACGAAACAACCATAGAGGTAACGATGGTTCCGTCTAAAGCAACACTTGTCTCTGCGTTCGCCTGTAGACCAGTAGGCGGCACAACACTGAATGGATCAGGCAGTTCAGTATCCGGGTATACGGTCTGCTGTGCAGCAAGATCATAGGTATAGATCGTAGAGTCATACTCAAGAAGGTTAACTGAGCATGTTCCGTCATAGTTCATTGCAATGGTTTCTACCTGGAAGGGCTTTGCGCTCCATCCTGGCGTAGAATGCGTTACTGTGACCACATCCCCTACAGTAAGCTGTAACGCCTCGCTAGTGGCCTGGAATGACGTTCTAAGGGCATTCCTAGACCGTTTCACGATAACCCTAGCTAAGTCCCTGGCGGCATAGTAGTTAGTCACTGTATCGAGAGTGACCTCTTCTACAAGCAGGGTTCCGTTATCCTCTGCAAGCAAAGCCGTCTCTTCACTCGATCCACCGGCAGGCCACACCGCTTGGTCGGGCTGGTAGTCAACGTCTGGGTTAGCGAACTTAACTAATACTCGGTTGAACTTATTCTCTTTGGTTTCTCCGGCTATAGCTATGCCGCCGACAATAGTCTCTTGATCAAATGCAAAAACACTAGACCGAGACTTATCAATGATAAGGCCATATTTGCCCTGACTGTACGGCAGAAAGCCGCGACAGCCCATTAGCATCTTTTCTATATTGTCGAACAGGGTCTCATCTGTCTTTAATACAGCATTGCACTCAAATAGCTTGCCTGTTGATCCACCAGAGTAAAAGGTAACAGATTCATCACAGTCATCCGCTGCATCCTCAAATGCATCGTCATCAATAGCAGAAGTAGGAATGCCCTTGCCGTATCGATCATTAGTCAGGTAGTCGCGAACACATAGAGCCGGGTTATTGCTCCAGGCAGTAGTTTGATTTCTTGGGTCGTAGACCTTACGGCCCTTAACCACGGCAGTGATCTCAGGAACGCCCTGGAACACATCTGCATCCCATTTCAAACGTATTGCAAGGTACGCAACACCACTGAGCTTATGGCTCGATGTCCATCCTGCGTTAGCTTCAGTAAGCAGCGGGTCATAAGTCTGGTTATCAGCGCCAGTGTGTACATTAATAGTGTACAGGCCAGAGTATTTACTATCAGTGATCGGGTTGTCATCGATATAAATGTTAGTGATTGATTCTACTTCGCCTTCAGCCATAGCCAAAGCAATGTACAAAAACTCATTCTTAGCGCCACCGCTTACATCTTTAGTAGATACGAATACCCTTACACCACCTACTCTACGCTCACCGTAAATGACAGGGATAGGCTCGATGTTTGATTCTTTGTTTATGAGAACGCCAGCCATATCGTCTGCGGCTTTCTTGGCCTTCTTCATGGCCTGCTGAGTCATTACATACGAAACAGCGGTAGACGCTACAGCTATACCTATAATCCAACCTATAGCTAAAGCCATTATTTACGCCCCCATTTCAAATCTTTGATCGTGTTAGCCGCGAACTCAAACCCATCATCATTAGGAAAGTGTATTTTCTGCGAGTTGTCGTTAGTCTTCCGACCATTCTCTTTCTCAAAGTCCTTCCAGTGAGAGGCGCAATTAACTTTTACCTCACTGCTGGTCTCTGTGTCATCAATAGCATACCCGGTCATCAATCCATCGAATATCAATATGGGCGCGCCAATGACCGCATCCGAATCATTGAGAACAGCGCGGTATATCTTAACTGGCCTATCTATGTATGCTTGAGAGAGAAACAGGCTGACGTAGGACTGCTCAACGCCTGACAGCGTAATGTCCAAAGTATTAACTCTAAGCTCTGAGGTCTCGGAGGGATCACCTACCGATAAGAAATGCGCGCTACTTGCCCAGGTAGCGGATAGTGCAGATACATCTCTATCCCAGTCCGTTAGGTATAAGGGGGTGCTGAACTCTAACTTTATTAAAGTCGCAAGGTTGAAGTCATCCTTTGCAAGTTCTGCAATGGTTGCGGAGTCTATCGCTCTTGTCATTATATTGCCTCAATGAAATCTACTTCGTAGTCTACCAGAGAAGACAGCCCCAGCGAATATTCCTGTACATCATTGCTCAAACGTACGGTAAAAGGTACGTTATCGTAAGTAATAGCAGTGTCATTTGCAGTAGCTTCGCGAAGACCAGGCTGTATGCTTAGTGTGCCTGTCCCCGTCCTATCCGAGACAATCATGTACACTTTGTTGTGATTGGCGAACTTAATGACATCCCCGGCCTTCAGAGTGCCAGACAAACCATCAATCGCTATCGAGGTCTCACCAACGACATCTGCGCCCACAGTTCTCACAGTGCCGGATGCATTGCCTGACTTAGTGCTGATCTCAGGCAGGACGATAGTAAACGTCTCAGCCATTCCTCTCTGAGCCATGATGAAGGCCAATACCGGAGCGAACTCAACCCTAGTGAGAGACGGGTAGGTAGCAGAGAACTCGAAACGCTGTCCACCGATATTCCTGACCTGAGTGCGCCCAGATACACTTGTGCTAGACAAGTTATAGTGAACGCTATTAAAACCTACGCTGTTAAATACTGGGCTTGTTGGGTATGTTCCACTCATGCGATTGATGGTCTCCCGCGATCATTTACTGCCTGGTTAATCATGTTGACAATCTGACCTCTGCGCGAGTTAAGCAGTCTATCAAATCCAGCAGTGTCATTAGCTTGGATGTTAAAGTTTACATGTACAACCTTCGATTCACTCTGACCCTTTTGCAGATCAGTGATCTTCTCGTTAGGATGCAGCATAGCCAGCATGCCGCCCTTACCATCCATACCGCCCGATCTAGCCCCAGAACCAGTCAAACCACCGCCTTCAAACGAGGCCAATGTTTGACCGGCGATCATACCAGCAGTAGCAAAGCCCATGCCTACTGCCACAGCGGCATGAGCATCACCGACAGCAGCAAGCGCAGGATTGCCTGTTGCACCAGCCATTTCGTAATAAGCCAATTTGATAGCAGAAGCCGCTTGGTAACCTTTAACGATTGCATCAGCAGCAGCTAGAGCTTGAGATATAACAAAGAATGCCTTTCCGAGTGCGCTGCCTTCATCAACCATTCCTTGCATGGAAGAAACCATGGAAGAGGTCAACGAAATCATGTCTGAAGCTGTACTGAGAGCTAATTCTTCCTGAGACTTTGCTCTTTTTGCGTTTATCTGATCAGTTAGTTCAGCAGCCTGAGTCTCCAATAAAAGCCTTTCATCTAAAGCGGTCTGTATGATTGCTAACTCTTTGCTGTATGCATAATCTATAGACTCAGACCTACTTAAAAGAGACTCTTGAAGCCCTTCAAGGCTTGAAACGGCTCTAGCTTTTTCTGCTTTAGCCCTTGCTTCCTCAGACTTAGCTTGCGCTTTCGCTGCGGCCTCTGCCTTAGCCTTTTCTTTAGCTAATTCCTTTTGAGCTGCAACTTCATCTTCATAGGTCTTTATCTTTTTAGCTGCAACCTCAATTCTTTTCTTATCTGTTTCGTTTGCGTCTTTATATGCTTCATCAAGAAGAATAAGCTCAGACTTTGTTTTCCCTAATGCTTCCGCTTCCTTTTCTACCTTTTCAATCAGCTTTTCAGTAGCATTAGAAGTGTCATCTGTTAACTTGGCTCTCTTTTCCAGGGCCTCATTAGCAAGCGTAATAATAACCGCCTCTGCCTGAATAGCATCGGTGACTTCTTTTACCCTATCAGCCTGCCCAGTTGAAAGGGCATTGACCATTTTCATGCCTTTTGCAAGATTTCGGATTTCTTCTTCCGAGTCTGCAATAACTTCCCTGAGATTATCCATCTCTTGAGCATTTAGTCTTAGAGCCTCAGCTTTAAGTACACCATCAAGCTCATCAAATCGATCTACTAATGATTCACCTTCTTTCTCTAACTCTTTAAGAGCTTCTGTAGCACCAAACAAGTTAGGAAGCATACTGCCTGCAATAGCAGCGCCAATAGCAAGAAAAGCACCCACAACGGCACCGTGCGGCCCCATAAGAGACGCAATCTGCGAACCCTGCTGACCTAAGATTAAGAATGGACTTTGGCCACCTTGGAACTGTACCGCAACGTCCTGTATCTGATGACCTAACTGACCTACGCCTCCACGGATAAGGCGCATCTGATTGTTTAACGCCTTACCCTGCTTGGCGGTTCTTGCCATGTCCTTATTGGCAGCGGAAAACATCTGACCGGCGCTGTACTCACCAACCACCTCTGCGACAAGTTTTGCCTTAGCGTCTGCCATCTTGCTTTTCCTGCTTTAGTTTAAGGTAGGTAAACCAGTGATTAAACTCATCAACGGTCATTTCATATATAGTCGAGAGGGGCTGACCAAGGTGTTCCGCAAGATAATACATTAAGTATAATTCTGTTGGATCACCTTGATCATTTGTTAGTTTTTTTCGCGCCCTTCTTCGTCTTCTTCAATGTGCAAAACAAAGTTTGTAATTTTAGATAATATCTCTGGATCAACCTTCTGACGCAGTTTTTGCTTATCTCCAATATCGAAGACAGGCTCTCCGTCCTTATCAGTCACGCCAAAAATGACAGCGTATACTAAATAATCAGTTGTATCTCCATCTGATCTCTTTAGCCACTTGGCCTTATCTTCCAGGCTAAGTGATTTAGAATAAAGAGTCACATCCCACTCATCAACCCTCAGCTCTCTTACTGCTTTTGAGCTGAAGTGAGCTATGGCATTATCTATAAGTTTTGACATTTATACTGTTCCTGTTGTTAACGCACCATTTCCAGTAACAGAGAACGAGGCTTCAACGAGGCCATCAAAAGATGCTGTCTTACTAACTGAAGTAACAATAACAGCGCCAGACCATTCCACATCACCGGAGTTATTTCCAGTAGGATACAGATTTATTGTGACTTCTGCACCTTCTACTAGCAAAAGCTGACCATTAGTGTCTGCATCATCCCAAATAGCGTTGAAAGATGAAGTCCAAGACTTCAGGGTTGGCTTGTGAGTAACCCAAGAGTCACCCATGACAGTATCAGTTGTTGTTTCGGAAGTAGTCTCCAAAGACCAGTCCTTAATTTCAGCGACAGCGTTAACTCCAACGTATACTGCGCCATTCTTACCTGTGTATGTTGCCATTTATAAATACCTCTAAGCGCCATAGCGCATTAATTAACGTGAGCGAAAACCGCCATTAAATTGCTACATCAGGGTTGTCTTCTCTAACCCTGTATAGCACATCAACAGTAAGGGTGGCCAAGCCTGCTGGCTGATCACCATCACCGCTAAAGTCTGCATCAAAACTTGTAACAGTTGTGTTAGATGCGTATCCACCCAAAGTAATATTGGCGTAGATAGCCTCTTCGATCTCAAGGCATATCTGATCTATCAAATCATCGTAGCCACTGACACCCTTCACATATATTTCCAGAGTGAACCTTGCTGTCCTCTCTTGAATGCGTGGGAGACCCATAGAGTTATACTCAATCTCCTCTTCCTTGCTATAAACCAGCAGGCCAGGCAGCTTGTTACTAGCAATGGGATAGACTCTACTTTGATATACGTTACTACCAGTAGTTGTTAACCCGGTAAGCGCAGTAGTCAAGTTGTCCCTAAGTAACTTTCTAACATGAGCCATTATTGAGCCTCTAGACCTATTTCGGTTATTCCAGTGCCATCAGCCATAACGACAGTTATCTTGTATACAAATGACCTTATGCTAAAAGAATCACCTTGAGCAGCGCCAGAGACATCAGATGTTCTTAGCGTAAGCCTTGGCTGGTTCAAAGCAAAGTCTACAGACCCGCCAACATCTACCGCCTCATATACCTGATCAAAGATAGCTTTAACTGTTTTAGATACACCACCTACGGGCGTGTACAAAACGTCCTCGCCGAAGTCAGCGATCATTATTGCTCTCTCAATACCAGTCTCGATAGCCATTAATTAGTTTTAGCTCTCTTCTTTATCTTAGGTGCAGACTCAGTAACTTCTACGCTTCTGTCTTCTCTGACTACAGATTCAGCCACAGGTATGATCCGTCCCATGCCCATAAGCTGCTCAATTATGCGCTTGTCTTCTATCTCAACATGCGACCCAGTCTGATGGCCTTGGCCTTGTATAACACAACCTTTAACTACTTCATATTTCATGGTTATCTCCTTTAATAATACTTGCTCAATAAACAAGTATAAGTAAAGAAGGGGGGCCGAAACCCCCCGACTAATTACTACTACTTACGCGCCATCGTTACCGAAAGCGAAGCTCACAGCGTGACGTACAGCCATGTCTACTGACTGCAAAGCAACCAGACGGATAGTTCCGCTCTTAGACATAGTGTATGGGTCAACAGTGAGGTCTAGACCACCAAACATACCGATCAGCAGGTCATCGAAGTTACCGAAGTACAGGTTACCAGCAGTAGCCTGATTAGAAACGATACCACGATAGCCATTGATGCTGCCGCCTGGCTCTACAACGAACTGAGCAGTGTTAG